TTGAGCATTTCCATCAGCAGCGGCACGAGGTCAGGCGCGGCCATGCCGGCCTCCATCGCCTGTTTCAGGAACCCACCCGTAGCAGTCAGGAACTCGACGCGCCCTTCCTTCTCGGCCTGTTCGTCGATCTGCACCAGCGAGTCCGCAGCAATGTCGATGCGGAAATTGCGTAGGGCTTTGCGGTCCTGTAGCAGTTGCAACGCTGGGCCGATGTATTGCTGGTCCCCTTCTGCAAGCTGCTGCGCCGCGCTCATCTCGACAATGGTCTCGGGGGCAAAGTGCTTGCAGATGACTTGCGCTTTCAGGCGGAGGATGTCGGTTGCAAACTGCGACACCTGCTCTTGATAGCCTCGCAGCCGCAGCGATGCGTATTGACCTTTGATCTGCTGCGCGGTGGCGGTCTCGCTGGCCTGCGTCTGGCCCCGGATGATGTCGCTGATGCCAGTGATCTCGTACACCTGCGACTTGACCTGTTCGAACGCACCGTAAGCCTCGCGCAACGCTTCTGCGATGGGCTTCAGGTCGACGAGGTCGATCGCGCCGGACAGTCCGTTCTTTTCCGAGAACGCGGTCCATTTCTTGACGGCGATCAAGCTGCCGTTGTCGCCCTCGCTGAACAGCCTGGCAAGTTCCGGGATGGCGTTGTCGTAGACCCCGCGCACCTTGAGTGAGCGCACCAGACCATCGATGCGGTCCGACAACGTGTCGAGCTCGCGCGCTTGGTCCTGATACAGCGTGAAGTCAGGCAGCGGGACGAGCGACTCGCTTGTGATCGTCGCGTAAAGCGGGCGCGGGCAAGGGAAGAACCCTTCAAGCTCCAGCGGGTCGTCGCGCTCGTCGAGCACCTTTGACAGGCTTTTGCTGATCCAGTAAGCCTTCGACGTGTCCTTGTCCCAGATTTCGTAGATGCACGCCTTCGAGTCCGTGTCCGCCTCGCCCTTCATCTTGCTATCTTCGTCGGGGCGTGAGTCCAGTGGGATCGTGCTACCCACCTCTTCGCCGAAGCGTTCCACACATGCCTTGCGAGACAGGTAGACGCGCCGCCAGACGGCCGTGACTTCTTCCCACGTGCGCGCGACCGAGTGTCCGAAATCCTTCCAGTGGACGTAATCCACCGGGGCGCACTCGTAATCGATCTCTTCCTGCGTTTCCTGTTCCTGCTCGGCTTCAGCGTCTTCGGTCAGGCTCACGCCGTCCGACATCTCGACTTGGCGGATGTGCGGCTCATAACGCACCCACGACGATCCGCGACCACCGAGGAAGCGGTCATGAACACACTGCCCGATGGTCGTCTTGTAGTCCGGGTAATGCTGGATCTCGTAATCCAGCGCCCGCTCAAGAATCAGCGCGGCAACGCGCCCGACCGGGTCTTGATCGCGGAAGCGGCGCGAGACATCAGGCTTTGGCAGGCGCGCAAACGTAGCCGAGTAGAGCGTCTGAACATTGCTCCACAAGATGTTGAACTTGCATTCCTCGTACCCATCCCGGTCTTGACGCGAGTCGTCCCGGTACCGCTTGAGGATGTTCTCGACGCGACGGTGCCACGGTTGAAAGTCGCGGTCATATGCCGCGATGATTTTCAGCCACTGATCGGCGGTCATCAGGTCGGCGCCTGCGCATCTAATGCCGAGTCATACTCACGCAATGCAATTCGGCCAATGTCGGCGGTAAGTGCGGTGCCGGCCGCCGAACCGCGCAACGTGAAGTCCATACGCATTTGCGTAACTGAAGAAAACGCAGGCATCACAAGCGGCGGCGTGCGCAGCGTCAACGGTCCGGCGTCAGAATTCAGGCACGCGCCGCTGGTGTACCCAGCCAGCGCATACGTTTGATAGGTAACGCCATCAGCAACTGCGGCAATGTTGAATCTGATCTCGGACAAATTAGAACCAGACACGCCCGACAAATTGACTTCGGCTTCACACACGTATGTGCGCCCGGCTTTGACGTGTCGCAGAATGTCCGTGATGTTTGTGACAATCGACACTGTGTCGCTTGCAGCGGCAAATTGCACAACCGTTCGCTGATTTTGCCCATAACCATCCGCGCGCGACACAAGCGAACCAGCGCAGGAAGTTGGCGCACCATTCAGAAATGCGTTGAGACTGCTGGCATACACACCCGTAATGCCGCCGCCGACAGCGGACCCCGCGCCCGTAAGCGTGGGGTTAGGCATCAGGTTGTTATTCGTGCCGAGGTAGATCGTGCCGGTGATCGACCCATTAGCGCCCGTCGAAGGGAATGACACCGTATTAGCATCAACCCGCGTCACCGTGACCCATTCGTTCAAGGCTTCACTTGCGCCCGTCGCAGAGAATACCTTTGCGACTTCGCCGGTAAAGTAGCCATGCGATGCGGCCGTCGCAGTGACGACATTGTTCGCCCGCGTCACAGCCGACAGCGAGACCGCCGAAGAAATGAAGTTGTCCGCCGTGCTCGTCGGAAGCGACGGTTCCCGCGTCGGGAATGCGGACGACACTTGCGCCCACACTTGGTCGGCAATCGCCTTGCCACCACGCATGCTGTAGTGGATGTTGTCCGTAGTGCGCAGGTAATTGGCCAACGCAAGCGCGGTTGCGCTTGCTGGGTTAACGATAGTTCCGTAAGCATCAACCAGCAGCACGTTTGCTTTGTTGCGGACGTATTCCCGCAGACGCTGATTCATGTACTGCACGCGCTGCATGCTTCTATTTGTTGCGCGCACTTCGCCAGATGCGACGGGCGTGGTTGTCAACAACACCAGCATCGGCACTTGCGACAAAATTGCGTCTACAAGCAAGTGCCGATTCTTCACGATGGTGCTTACATCGGTGTCACCCGAGTCATTCACGCCAGGCATTTGCATGAAAACAACATCAGGCGCGTAGTCGAGACATGCCGATTGCACGCGCGCTAGACACTCACCGGACTTATCTCCGCTTTGCGCTCCGTTATAGACCACATTAAAGCGGTTTCCGCTGATGTACTGAAACCACGTGAACCACGTTTCAGCGTTTCGCAGGCTTTCCGGGCGCATGTATGCTCTGCCAACCGCAAGCGAGCCATTTGGCACGCCTGGCAGATTTGCGCCGATATTGATGACGAGCGTATTTGCGTCAACGCGTGACGTGATTTGGTAGCGGCCAACTTCGGACAGCGCCGCGTAATTCCGATCCCAGTAGTACGTGTACCAGCCGACTGCCTGTTGGTGCGCCGTGTAGCCGATGGTCAAATCGCCGGTCGTGCGGTTGTACGAAAGCGAAGTCAGCGCCGCCTGTACCTGCTGATACAAGTCCGTCATGCTGTCGCCGAACAGGACCGTGCGATAGCCGCGCGATGTCGTGGCTAACGATCGAACGACCGTAGTCAGCGTTGCCGGCGGCGCCCCATCGCTTGTCATTAAGCGCACGCCGGGTGCAACGTATAGATTGCCCGCTGGCGAAAACGTGTCAGTGACGAGATACGTTCCAGGCGTCAGCAAGGCCGGCTGTCCGCCCGCGTCTAAGGCCTCTTGAATTGCGGCCGTGTTCTCGGCGGCAGTGGCAAGCGACGATGCGCCATAGCTTTCGCACGTTTTTGTTGCGGTCTCACCGCCCTGCATCAACGACGTCCACGACGGCGCCGGGCTGTTCGGAAGGATTGTGTTAGCCATCAGCCGGCCTCATTCGCGTAGAAAAACGTCACGTTCAGCGTGTTCGCGATCGTCGCGTAACAGCCCGCCGTGAACGTGCAAGGGAAAGCGTGATAGCCCACGGCCGGCGTGATCGTCCCGCTGATCGCCGTGCCGCCCGAACCACCATTGCGCAGCACGATCGTTCCCGATGTCGTCGAAGCGACATAGAACCCGATCAACGCGCCGGCATTTCCCGACACCGCGCCGGATGCTGTCAGGTTGACAGGGCTTCCTGCTTCAATTACTCGCGCCATGTGCGCTCCCAAAGAAAAAGGCCCCGAAGGGCCTTAGATGCGTCTTGTTGACCGTGGCGCCGTGCGCCACATTTCATCGAGCGACACGGCCGATTGACCGACCGTCACGCCGCGTATTGGCAGGGGCACAACCACTGCCGCCTTGATGACTTCTTCAAGCACCTGCGCGCCGTAGCTGAAAGCGTCGCCCGGATGGCTGGCCCAGTCGTGGTCAGGCTCTCGTGAGCGGATGCGCTTTTCCTGATCCCACTTGTACGACCACGACCGCAG